TGTTGCCATCATCCACCCCTATGTTGCGTATGACTTGATGCGTGATCCTGAGTGGATTGACGCTCACAAGTATGCCCAACCCGAAAACCTGTACGCTGGCGAAATCGGCAAAATCGGTGGTGTCCGCTTTGTGCAGACCTCCGAGGCGAAGATTTGGACTGGCGAAGGCTGTCCCACTGGCTTGGCTGTGTTTGCCACCCTGTTCCTTGCCGAGGGCGCTTATGGCGTTACCGAGGTTACTGGCGGTGGCTTGCAGACCATCGTGAAGCAGAAAGGCTCTGCCGGTACTGCTGACCCGTTGGATCAGCGCAGCTCCGTGGGTTGGAAGGCTAACAAGACTGCCGAGATTCTCGTGCCGAACTATTTGGTTCGTGTCGAGTCCTGCAGCAAGTTCTCTGGCACCGCTACTGCCAACTAATTAACTTCGAGGGGAGGGGGAGTCTCCTCCTCCCCTCCCTTATTTTAAGGAGGAAATATGGCTACTGCTAACACTGAGAAAAAGGAAACTGTCGCAAAAGCGACTGAGAAAAAGGTTAAGATCCGCATCCCTCGCACCAAGGCTGACGAGAGTGATGTCTATGTCTCTGTAAACAACCGCACTTGGCTCATCAAGAGAGGCGTTGAGGTCGAAGTTCCCGAATGCGTTGCAGAGGTTCTTCGCAACCAAGAAATCGCCCTTGAAGAGGCGTATTTGTTCAGCGAGAAATCGCAAGGCTAATAACACGAAAAACACGGATGGGGGGTAGCAATACTCCCCATCGTTTGAATGGGGGGATTCCAATGACCATTATTGAGGCCACCAACTATACCGACACCATCAAACCCAACATCTACTCGCAGAATGACAAGGTGCTGTGGCTGTCCCGTTTGGATGGGAGAATCAAAGCAGATATCATCGACACCCATGAGTCCTCCACAGAGGTCCCGTTTGCAGGATACGATGAGAACACACCCATAGACACCGAGCTTCTTGTCCCTCATCCCTACGATGAGTTGTACCCGATGTGGCTTGAGGCACAGATTGACTATGCCAACAGCGAATACAAGAGATACAACAACAGCATGTCTATGTTCAACACAGCATATTCCGCCTTTGAGCGTTTCTATAACAGAACGCATATGCCCAAAGGGAACGAGTTCAAGTTCTTCTGAAAGGAGGAGAGAGCGTGTACTATCCCACTCTTGAAGAAATTCAAACCACTCGCCAAATGGTAGACACCTTCGGAGGCTATAACCATAACCTCCGCATCAATGACAGCGAGTTCTACGATATGAAAAACCTCACATCCACATACTATCCCGTACTCTCTCCAAGGGGACAAAGAGGCGTGTACAAAACACCCGAAAGTCCTCAAGGTATGATTGCCAAAGATGCCTTGTGCTATGTGGATGGAGAGGATTTTGTCATAAATGAGAACAGGGTGAGTATGGGACTATCCACAGAAGCCTCAGAATGCCCTAAAAAACTCATTTCTATGGGAGCATATGTGATTATCCTCCCCGATAAGAAATATATAAACACCGCCGATTTGACAGACTTTGGCGATATAGAGGCATCGTTCTCCACGGCCGCACCTGTTAAGTTCACGATGTGCAAACTCGATGGAGCTGAGCAGGATATCGCCTACACGCAATCCTCCGAGCCTTCTAATCCCGCAAATATGGATACTTGGCTTGACACATCCAAGACTCCGCACTCCCTCAAGCAGTATTCTGCTTCGAGCGGGATGTGGGTGTCTATTGCCACCACCTATATCAAGATTGAATCTGCGGGCATCGGTGCATCGTTTGAGGTTTATGACGGTGTCAGCATATCCGGCTTGAAGGGCGCTCTTACAGACAACACCACAGGTGCTGTCATCGAGGGAGAAACAGCCAAGCAGTTGTCCGAGATCGATGGCTCTATGGTGATTTGGGCAAAGGGCGATGACTACATTGTGGTTATCGGTGTCCTTGATACCACGCAAACCATCAGCGACAGTATCACAGTCGAGCGAAGAATGCCTTCTGTTGATTTCATTACGGAATCTGAGAACCGCCTGTGGGGATGCAGATACGGCACGGCAAACAATGGTGATGTAGTCAATGAGATTTATGCATCCAAGTTGGGTGATTTCAAGAACTGGAACTGCTTTATGGGTCTATCCACGGACAGTTATGTAGCATCCTGCGGTACTGACGGACAGTTCACAGGGGCAGTCACACACCTTGGTTATCCTCTTTTCTTCAAAGAGAATTGCCTGCATAAGGTCTACGGCAACTTCCCTGCCAACTATCAGATACAAACCACCTCGTGCAGAGGCGTACAAAAGGGTTGCTCCGATAGCCTTGCTATTGTGAATGAGGTGCTGTATTACAAGTCTCGCTCTGGCGTGTGCGTGTATGATGGCTCTCTCCCTGCTGAAATATCCTCTGTCCTTGGTGACGAGAAATACAGCGATGCGGTTGCTTGCTCTCACGGGAACAAGTATTACATCAGTATGAAGGATACAAGCGGTGTATACCATCTGTTTGTATACGATGCCTCTAAAGGTATGTGGCACAAAGAGGACAACACGCAGGTCAGTTCCTTCTGCTCCTGCAACAATGAGCTTTATTTCATCGAGAATGGGCAAATAAAGACGATGTTCGGCAGTGGTGATACAGACACTACCCAAGTGCCGTGGATGGCTGAAACAGGCGTTATAGGCACATCTATGCCCGATAAGAAGTACATCTCTCGACTGGCGGTTCGTATGTCTCTTGCCCTTGGCTCAAGAGTGTACTTCTATGCACAGTATGACTCCGCAGGAGAATGGGAGTATATCTGCACGATGAGAGGCACCACACTACGAAGTTTCACAGTTCCCATCAGACCGAAGCGGTGCGACCACTTTAGACTTCGCATCGTTGGTGAAGGGGACGCAAAGATATTCTCCATCACCAAAACCATTGAACAAGGGAGTGATGTCTAATGGCTATAGATATCCGTCTTCCTAATATCAATGCCACCTCGGAGATGGGACAACTCACTCAGATCCGCAGTTATCTGTATCAGTTTGCGGAGCAGATGAGATGGGCGCTGAACACTATTGAAGGCGGAAACACCTCGTCTGTGGTCAATGCCTCTACTGGGAGAACCTATGAAACCGCTGAACCAAATGATGCGGAGTCCACATTCAACTCTATCAAATCCCTCATAATTAAGTCTGCTGATATATTTGAGGCTTATTATGACAAAATCAACGCTAATCTTGATGGTCTGTATGTGGCGCAGTCTGACTTTGGCACATATGTCAACGAGACAAACCAAAAGATAGAGGCGAACTCGGAAGGCATTCGGCAACATTATGAAAACATCCAGAAGATACTCTCCGACATCGATGCTATCAACGAGATTGTGTCCAACGCTTATATCAAGACTGGTCTTTTGGACTATGCCGATGACGGCACTCCTATATATGGTCTTGAGATAGGTCAGAAGAATGAGGTCGAGGGCGTTGAGGTGTTTGATAAGTTCGCTCGGTTCACCAGTGACAGGATGTCCTTTTATGACCAAAACGATACCGAGGTCGCATATATAAGCGATTACAAGTTGTACATCACAAACGCCGAGATTACTGGCACATTAACGCTTGGAGGGTACAAGATTGACACATCCAATGGGCTGTCCTTCAAGTGGGTTGGGAGGGGTTAATATATGGCAATGACAGGCGGCACCCCAAAGCTCGTTAAAACAGGATATGCCAACTACGGCTCTGCGGGTGCAATAAATCTGTATGTGTACTACAAGTCCTCTCAGTCCGCCTCAACCAATAAAAGCACAGTCAAGTGCGGTATGTATGTCGACTCTCCCTCTTCGAGCTATGACATCGGTCAGTGGGATGACAACAGGGGGTCATATGTAGGTACAACAGCGCTCACTTTTAATGGCACTATGCCAAACTTTGCAGGCAGATATTGGCTTGTGGAGGACAAAACCTTCACTGTAGACCACGATGATGACGGCAAGGGAAAGGCAACCATCTACTGGAAGTGGGGTGTCAATTCTCCTTGGGGACAGATGGAGAACCCATCGGGATCTTTCACTATTGACCTTCCCACCATTGCAAGAGCCTCTGTCCCTACGCTGTCGGCAAGCACAGTGAAGATGGGAAACACGCTGACTATTAACACAAACAGGAAGTCCTCCTCGTTTACCCACACCATCAAGTGTAAGTTTGGTGGCACTACAACCACCATAGCGACTGGCGTGGGAGCATCTTACAATTGGACAGTTCCCGACTGGGCATCGAGATGCAACAACGCAGTCAGCGGTACTGCAACCATCACCGTTACCACCTATAGTGGAAACACAAATGTAGGGTCGAAGTCGGTCAATGTAACACTCTCTGTACCGAGTGCGTCTGTTCCCACATTTGTACCGAAAATAGTCGATATGGGAAACTCGTTGTCAATAAGCACGAACAGAAAATCGACAAACTTTACCCATACCATCGCATACTCTTTCAATGGGGCAACAGGAACGGTTGGGTATGGCATAACAACCTCAAAATCGTGGACTGTTCCTCTGTCCCTCGCAAAGCAGATACCGAGTGATCCATTCGGCAATGGAACCATCACCTGTAAAACCTATAACGGGACGGCGTTGGTTGGAACAACAGATGTTGGTTTTACCGCTAATGTTCCAAACAACACAACCACGCAACCCACATTCACAGAAGAAGGGTTTGCACTCGCCCCAATAGGAAATGTGCCTTCTGCTTTTACGGGATTATACATTCAAGGTAAAACTGGAGTGAAAGCCAGCTTCACGGCATCTTCTACTTATTCAACCATTGCTTCTTATAAGATGGTTGCGGAAGGAAAAACCTACAGCGGAAGCCTTGCTTTGTCGGATGTGTTTTACACGCCCGGTAGTAAGACCATCACAGGTACAGTAACCGATGCCAGAGGATATTCCACAAAGCAAGAAAAGACCATAACGGTTATCGCTTACGCTAAACCTAAGATTGTTCCCTATAGTGGAGAAAAATCCATCATCGTCACAAGATGTAAGCAGGACGGCACTATCAGCGATGACGGAATGTTCCTCAAAATCAAATGTGGCAGAAGCTATAGCAAAGTTGCGTCCAATGGTGTGCAAAAAAACACCTGTGAGATATCCTATAGCGTTGTGGCCTCTGGAGGTAATCACACCGATGACTCCTTTGTCAAGTTACTCAAGACTACAGACAGCAGTGACTTTGTGAATGTTGCACTGGATGGTTTGGTGACATCTACAAAGACCTCGTATTCTGTCCAACTGAAAATCAAGGACACTATTGGCGAGGGTTCCACCTATTCATTCGTCATTCCGACATCATCTGTTGACTTCAACCTTAGAGAGGGTGGTCACGGTGCAGCATTCGGTAAGTATTCCGAAATAGAAGACGGCGTTGAGTTTGAGTGGGATGTTTATGGCAGGGCGTATGGACTTGGAAAACTGATTAAAGTACCCGAAAAGGCTGATATGAACGATGCCAAGTACAGAGTTTTTGGATGCTACGCCATCACGCAGTCTGACATTGCCGAAACCATAAGCAATCTGCCTGTACCCTATGCAGGCACATTGCGAGTGTATTCCGCTACAGGAAGTGGAAACACAAACACAGACCCCGGTTGGATATATATAGCGCAGGAGTACGAGCCGTACTATGGCAATGGTCGCTATCGCAGGCTTTTGCATAGAGATGGTACGGATGCCGAGTGGGCGTTCGATCCGTGGAGAGCGATTGGCGGTGTAGACGGTGTTGTTTCAGAAGGGACATATACAACTTCTTCGGATCTCGTTTGGCACTTTAAAAAGTGGTTTAACGGAACGGCAGAATGTTGGGCAAGACGGAATGTTGATGTTGATGCCACCACGCAATGGGGTTCCGCAATGTATTACGGATCAGTATCCGCAGTTGGTCTTCCGTTTACATTCGTTGAGCCACCAGTGTGTCATATAGGCGTAGAAAAAGGAACAACGGCTTCATCAAATGCATTCTTAGTGGCATCATCTGGGCAAGCGACAACCACCACGGCACCGTCTGTATTGTTGTGTAGACCCACTTCAGCAACAGGTATCAATGTGAATGTTCTATATAGTATCCACGGGATGTGGAAGTAACAACCTTTAGGGGAGGATGATTATATGGCATGGTCTTATCAAGATTTCAAGGTTGGCAGTGCAACATCTGCCGCCGACAAGAAACGGAAAGAACTTGAGTCGCAGAAGCCGAGTGATTTCCAGTACGCAGATTATGTGGAGAGCGACTCCGTCACGCAGGCGAAAAATCAGTTAAACTCTCTGCAAAAACCCGGCGCATACCAGTCTCAATGGCAACAGAGCATTGATGACACCCTTAATAAAATCCTTAACAGGGAGAAGTTCTCCTACGATGTCAATGGGGATGCTCTGTATCAGCAGTACAAAGACCAGTACACTACGCAGGGCAAGATGGCTATGATGGACACTATGGGACAAGCTGCCGCCGCTACTGGCGGATACGGCAACTCCTATGCTCAAAGTGTTGGTCAGCAGGCGTATCAAGGCTACCTTCAGCAGTTGAACGATAAGGTCCCCGAACTGTACCAACTTGCCCTTAACCAGTACAACAGAGAAGGCGAGGATCTCTATAACCAGTATTCCCTGTTTGCCGACAGAGAGAACACCGACTACGGCAGACACAGAGACTCTGTGGCAGACTACAACACCGAGCGTGGCTACTACACCGACCTGTATAATGCAGAACGGCAATGGGACTACGGTCTGTACTCCGATGCCTACAAAAGAGCATATGGTCAACATCGTGACAATGTGTCCGACTGGCAATATGGTTTGAACCGTGCAGACAATGAGTACAACACGCTGTATGGCCGCGACTATGACCAGTATTCCGACAATAGAAGCCTTGCCTACAACGAACATCGCAACTCCATTGCTGATGACCAGTGGAAGAAGAAGTTCGATGAGGCTCAACGCCAGTTTGACCTTAAGCACCCAACCACTGGCGGTAATGGTGGCGGTAACAATGGTGGCAACAATGGCGGTGGGGACGATACCAAGCCTCCTATCGATGACACCAAGCCTCCCAAAACGCCTTCGTACAGTTCTATCTTTGATGATTGCAACGCATTCATCGCAGCTGGAGCGTCCCGAAGTGAGATTTCCAACTATATCCGCAGTGCTTATAAAGACGGTTATATAACCAAGGCGGGTTTCGATGACCTTAAAAAGAGATTTGTTCCGTCCTCTTCTGGAGGTCACTACACATATTAAGGAGGTAACAGCATGGCTTCTTATAATGACTACAAGTCCAAACTCGAGAAAAAGTACAAAAAGGACAAAGAGGAGGAAAAGAAACCAAGTATAACCTCAACAGGTACGGGTGGTGTTAGTGGAACTGTCTCCACAGGTGAATTTTCTTCCAAGAGAAATAAGTTGGAAGAAAAGTACGGCTCATATAGGGACAAACTGGAAAAAAGGTATGGCGGTGAAGGGTTGAGTGCAGACTCCGTCAATAACTGGATTACGAAGGCACAAGACCTCTCAAAAAACTACAAACCCGGAGACACCTCTAAATACACCACCGACTATGGAGCAGAATACAAAAACACCGTCAAATCCTTGTTGGACGAGTCTGAGGATGTGTATGGATACCTGCGTACTCACAAGGACGAGATTGCGAACTATGATGATCTCCTGTTCAGTTATAACCAGTTAACAGACTACCTTCGAGCGGTTAGGTCTCAGATTGACGGGGTCAACGATTACTACAAGCAGTTCTACGGCGAGAATCATTACAACTCAACCAACATGTCGCTTGGCGAACTCTATACTCGTATGTTGGTGGGCGAAGACTCTGATGAAGGCAGGATTGCGTATACTACACCCGATGGCCAAAATGTCACTTGGAAAAGTTTGTATGAACTCAAAAAGGCAGAGGCTGAGTATGACCAACTGTCGGCAAAGCCAGATTGGGAGGAAAAGTCTGCTGAATTTGGCAATAGTTCGTACACATTCGGTGATGGTTCGGTTTCTGACGAGGACATCATATTCCAGTTGAGCCAAACTTTGATGCCACACGAATTGGAATACGCTCTTGAAGATGGCTATACCGAAGAGCAGTTCAATGATATTCAAGCCAAGAGGGAATACATCAGCAAAAAATACGGCGTTGATGCTGTCGACAACCTCTATGGAGAAATCAAGGAACTTGGCGACTTGGGAAATCATTTTTGGTATATGCAGGATATGACAGACAAGGAGAAAGCTGTCTTTTCGTACATATACAATACTCAAGGTGCCGAAGCAGCTTACGCGTGGGTAGAGCCTAAAACAGAAGCGATTAAGCAGCGCAAGTATGCTCGGCTCGGCTCAGAACTTGGTGAAGAGCATCCTTTTTGGGGAAGCGTGTTGTCTGTTCCTGTCAATATAGCTGGCGGTGTAGAGTATATTGCTGATGCTGTTGACTACCTGGTAACGGGCGAAGAACAATACAATTCGGCTTCTCAACTTAGTTCTTCCATTCGCAGTGAAGTCTCAAAGCAGGTCGAGTGGGAAATAGGCAACTGGGATGCGGGTGCGTTTTTGTACAACACAGGTATGTCTATGGCTGATAGTGCGGCATCATCAATGATGTTCGGTAAATTAGGCGGTGTTGTTCAAGGCCTTTCAGCCGCAGGTCAAGCCACTAACGATGCGCTCGACCGAGGTATGAGCCAACCGCAAGCGTTTTGGAACGGCTTTTTCGCAGGCGTGTTTGAGTGTGCCTTTGAGACTTGGTCTATAAGCAAATTCCGCGCCTTGAAGGACACCCCCGTTTCTGGCCTTAAGGATTATGCCAAAAATATCGCCAAGTCAATGTTGACCAATGCGACAGAGGAAACTGCAACAGAGCTTGCTAACATAGCGTATGACTATTTCATAAACGCCGACTTCTCCCAGATTGAAACATCAATACGCCAGTATATGGCTCAAGGTATGAGCGAGTCTGATGCAAAGATGCAAGTCGCAAAAGAAACGGCAATACAGGTTGTCGAGTCTGGCGCGAGCGGTGCGCTTATGGGTTTTGGGTTTGGCGTTGTCGGTAATGCTTACGGCGCACACGACTACAACCAAAAAGCAACCGCAGAAGGTAGCCGTGTTATGTCCAATGGCGGTGTAGACGCTCTCAAAGCTCTCGCAAACGATGTGGCAGGCGTGTCCAACAGCAGCATCACGGAGTTGTCTAATAAAGTGACGCATGATGTTACTAAGAAGAACGCCAAAAATGTGGGTAAGCTCTCCTTTGAGGTGGACTCTGTCCGCATGGAGCAAAACAGAGCCGACATTACCAATGCACTTATCGAGAAGGGTGTATCCAAGGGCAAGGCAAAGGCTTATGCCGATGCCCTTGTTGAGATGAACAACGAGTATTACAAAGGCCAGTCCCCGTTCTTTCTTGGAACGGATAAGCAATGGAAGAAAATCACTGGTGACGATAATGCCTACAGCATACTTCGCAGCATTGTCACCAACGAGAATTCCTCCGTAAACATCCGAAACCTTAAACATAGTCTCGGCAGAGTCGGAATAGCAACCACTGAAACTTCAGCGAGGACTGCCCAAAACACCGACAAAGCAAAAGCCGAGGGTAGTGTTGCCA